ATATGATAAGAGAGATGACCGAGTGAGAAAAATGCCAACAGCATCGGAGTACCTGTTTAACCCATTCCGCATCTTTACATTCTAATGATAGACCAAGCTGGACAACTGGATCGTAGAATCACTATTCAAACCTTTAGTGAGACTACGGATAACTTTGGGCAAGAAGTGAAGAGCTTCTCTACCCTTGCTTCAGTATGGGCCAACGTGGTTGAGAAAGTAGGGCGCGAGGGTGAAGATGGTGATATGATAGCAGCCACTAAAAAAGTGGAGTTTGTTATTCGCTACCGCACTGATGTTGATGAGGAGATGCGTATTTTATACAACAACAATACATATAAGATTCAAGCGATACAATCTGCAGATGCCCGCAAGGCATTCTTAAAGATTGTATGCTTATGGTCAGATGCGCAGTAATGGAAAACGTAAAGGTAAGAGTTGAGGGTGTCGCTGAGGTGATGAAAAAGCTCCGCAAACTTGATGATAGACTCAAGAAGAGGATACTCAAGAAAGTAGGGAAGAAATCACTGCCGCCTATGGTTGACTCTTATAAGCGCAACATCACTGATGCTGATGAGGTGTTTAAAGTATATCGAAACGGCAAGATAGCCTACGAGATAAAGCCTGGCCAACTGCGCAGAAGTGTCGGTATAAAGACACCCAAGCACCTACAAAAGAAAGATGTAGTAGGTATGAGTGTTGGGCCACGCAGAAGCGGTAGGTATAAAGATGCAGAGAAAGGCGGTTGGTACGCTGGTATGATAAACTTTGGCTGGTTAAGAGTTGGAGGCAATCAAGGAAAGCGATACCAAGGTCAAAACTTAAACTTTGCGCAGAAGGCAATGGCTGCTGCAAAGACAAGGGTGAATGTGAGGTTTGTCCGTGTATTTAGAACGGAAACCACAAAAGAGATAAACAAGCTCAAGTTTGGGCAGAGATTTGGTTTGCGATGATTGGTAAAGTAATAAAGTACAAGTTCGATAACACCAGCAGCTTGAACAACGTTTTCGCTGGCCGTGTTTATCCTTTGGTTGGAGCGCAAACGAGTGCCCGACCTTTTTGCATTTACGATACTACAAGCATCCGCCCTGAAGGATCGAAAGATGCCGACAGCCATATTGATATAGTCAACATTGAGCTGACTTTAATAGGAGATAACTACGGCACGCTACAAACTGCCGTTGAAAATATACGCACAACTTTTGTGCGAATGAAGGAAACAATTGGGGGCGTAAATGTTCAATCGTGTGGCTTTGATACTCAAAGTGAGGTATTCAATGTTGATGAGGAGACTTTTGCGGTATCAGTTGATTTAGTGTTTAGAATAGTCAAATCATAAAAATTAAAAAAGATGGCAGCAAGTACATCAGTAATGAATAGCACCGACGTAGTATTAAAGGTCGGTAGTGAACTTGTCGGTAAAATGACAAGCGCTTCTTTAAGCGTAACAATGGCAACTCGTGATATTTCCACGAAAGACAGCGCAGGCTGGATGGAAGTATTGGAAGGTCAAAAATCGTGGACTCTATCGGGTGAGGGTTTGGTAGTGTATAACAACACTGGGAAAACAACGCCTGATGAAATCTACACTCTTTTAAGCACCCGCGCTGCGGTAGCTATTGAGTTTGGTTCAGCAGCAACTGACGAGAAATACTACAGCGGTAGTGGTTTCTTCACTGAGTTCTCAACCGATGCTGGAGTAGAAGATAACGCAACGTTCTCTTTCTCATTTCAAGGAACAAGCACCTTAACTCAAGGGACTCAATCATAATATCAGTAGGGGGGCTTCGGCCTCCCTATTTTAACATCACACACAACAATGGAAACAAACTTGATAAAAGTAGGCGAAAAGACATACCCTGTAAAGTACGGGTTCAATGCATTAAGATTGTTTTGCAATGCCAGCGGCATTGGATTGCAAGAGCTTGAAAAGATAGGAGAAAACATAAGCATCGACCACGCCATCAATTTGGTATGGGCGGGAATGAAAGACGGTGCACGAGCAGAGAAGCAAGCCTTCGATCTTAGCGCTGATGACATTGCCGACTTGCTTGATGAGGATATGAGCATCATTCAGCAGTGTATGGAATTGTTTGTTGCCTCCTTTGTGAAGCCAGGAGCTGAAGAAAAAAAGTAAACACCCAATCCTCGGAATCCCTTGATTGGGATGCATTGGAAGCGATAGGTTTGGGTGAGATGGGAATGAGTGTTGAGGAGTTCTACAATATGACTCCGCGACAATTCCAAAACAAAAGAGAGGGCTTCCAAAACCGCATTCAGTATGAGACTGAATTGGTATGGGAAACCACGAGGTGGCAAGCAGCGGTAAACATTGCACCACATACGAAGAAAAGATTAGGCCCGAAAGACTTGGTTGTATTCCCTTGGGATGGCAAGAAGAGAGTACACAAGGCTGCAACATACGAAGAGGTGCAAGAGGCAATTAAAAAGGTGTTTGGTAAATGAGCCGTACGGATATAGATTTTAAGATTGGCGCGGACTTAAAGCAGTTCCGCGGTGCAATGGGCAACATCGACCACAGCTTAAAGAAGTTAAGCGGTGGTTTTGGTGCTTTAGGGGGAGTGATTGGCGCTTCCTTTGCAATTGATATCATCCAGCAGTTTGCTGCTGAATCGGTAGAGCTTGCCTCAAAGATGGAAGGCGTTGAGGCGGCTTTTAATCGACTCAATGACCCCAACCTACTTGACAACCTTAGAGAAGCCACAGCGGGCACCGTTGATGACTTAAAGCTGATGCAGACGGCTGTAAGGGCCGAAAACTTCCGCATCCCTATGGATGTACTTGCAAAAGGTTTGGAGTTTGCACAGCGTAGAGCACAAGCTACGGGTGAGAGTGTTGACTATATGGTTGACTCTTTCGTAACTGGTTTGGGTAGAGAATCGGTTAAGATTCTTGACAACCTTGGTATATCTACTATTGAGCTGCAAGAAAAGACCAAAGAGCTTGGCTCTATGGCTGCTGCCGTTGGTCAGATAATGGAAGATGAGTTTAATAAGGTTGGCGAGCGCGTTACAACTACTTCAATGAAGGTAGACCAGCAGCGTGCTTCAATCACCAACTTGAAGACTGAAATTGGTGAGAAGCTGCTACCTGTCTATTCTGCTTTCCTTGACCAAACCAATAAGGGACTTAGCACCGTCAACTTTATTCTTGATGACCAAGAGAAAGGCTACAAGAGATTATTTACTGCTGTACAATCTTACTTCAACATCACTAAGTTTGGTTTAGATTTAGTAACCAACCCTACCAAAGCACTTCTCTCTTTGCTTGGTGATACTAAGGAAGAGGTTGAGGAGTTAAATACTGAATTTGACAATGGCTTACCGAGCGTTACCGCTTGGGCTGACAAGTTTGATGCAATGCAAACTCAAGCTAAAGAGGGTGCAAAGAAACAAAGAGAAGCCGTTGAAGCATACAACAACAAACTTGAAGAGCTACTCCCTACACTTCAAAAGGTAAGCCACGAAATAGACAAAGCCTTTAATCCTGGAGAAGACACAAGCAGAAACCTTGCACACTTATTAGGTTTTGCTGAGGTTGATATGGAGCTTGAAGAGCTTGAGGAAACCACTGAGAACTTTGGCGATACCTTTGACCATAGCTTCAGAAATACCATTGATAAATTTAGAGAGTTTAGAGATGAGTTTATGATTTTCGGGAATATGCTAAGAGTTTCTTTTGAGGCTGCTTTTTCTAAGTTAGAAGAAGGGGAAACTCGTATGGGTAGGTTTAACGAGGTGTTCTTACAACAGCTTGGAATGATGGCAGCACAATTACTTGCTACGGCTGCCGCTGCTGCAATACTTGCTACAATACTGACCATTGCATTTGGTGGAACCAATATGGCTGGCAAGGCGATGTTCAGCAAGGCGGGAATGGGCTTTGGCGATTTGTTTAGTGGTATGTTTGGCGAATTAGGTGGCGGCTTTGGATTTAACGGAGGCGGCTTTGGTAGCGGAGAAGGTGGTATGAATATCATCGGAATGCTTAGAGGTAGTGACTTCATATTGATGCAAGAGCGTGCTGGAAGAAATAGAAATAGACTAAGCGGAATCGGAGGCTAATGGCAAACCCAAAATTATACGGAGAATTTAGAAGCGACCACGGAAACTTCTACTTGATAGAGATATGGGATGAGGACTATACGGGTAATGATCCTGATAGGTTCAGCGTCACGGGTGGCGGCTTTGAGCTGAACTACTCGGGGCAAACTGACAACATCTACAGCCCCGTCATTGGCTCAAGTGTTTCCTTTGGTATGTACATCAAGGATGCTGCAACAAGAGCCTTTGAGACTGACTTTAAGAACTACCAAGAGAATCGCTACTACGTTAAGATTTGGAAGGGCCAATACGATGGCCAAGATTCTGATAAGTGGTACAACACCTCAAAGGTATCGGATGATGGCTTAGTGATGAACTTTTCACCCGATGAAGAGGAGCTTGTATATCTTGACTTCTTTTGGGGTGGCTACATCCTCCAAGACATTGTTAAAATAGAAGATGCTGCGGAGCCTTACGTTTTGCAGATAGAAGCAAACGATGGTATTGCCAAGCTCAAGAATGTTGAGGCGCAAGAGGGGCTAAGAACGATTAAGAGCTTATTCTCGAGCGCAATCTTTAATGCGTACAGCTTTAACATTTTACCAACCGAGTGGCCCGCACTAAAAATGATAAACAACTGGTGGAGCCAACAACATACTTACAACGCTAACGAGAATTCATTAGATACCACCTCGGTTGATGTTAATGTATTCCACACCTTCAATTCTGATGGTAGTGTAAACCTTGCCTCCTACTATGATGTTCTTGTAGGGGTGTGTAGGATATTCGGGTTGCGCTTTTATTTCTCAAATGGTAGCTATAGAGCAGAGCAAATATTTCAGCGTGATGGCAGCTCTTTAAAAGAGTTCAGCTATAGAAGAGACGGCAACCTTATAGGCTATGAAAGTGTAACGAGAGATAAGACACTTAATCAAACAAGCAACAAGGCGCGCCTGGCTGGTAATATCTTCAACTTCCTCCCCGCTGTTAATGAGGTGCAGATTCGAACATCAGAGAAAGGGATAGATTATGCGGGCGTTGTGTCTACGCACAACTCAAGCCCCTTGATTGATTTAGGGTTTACTCCCGGCACAGGTGTCAACAACTTCCTTGAGATAACCTTTACTTATAAGGTAACGCTGACCGCTAATGTAACGGACACCCCGCAGTTTTTGTGGTATATGTTTGATGTTGATGTTATCCAAGATGATGGCACGACGGTCTACTATTTAGAGCGTGACCACAACAAACTGACACCAATAAGCCAAACGTGGACAACAACGCAAGCAGATGGCGGATATCAAGTGTTGGCGGGTAGGTTTGTTGAACGCAGTGATTTTGGATTCCAACGTGCTTCGGGCACCGTTACTATAGTAACGCCGTATTTGCAAACGGATGGCGATATCACCGTGCAGTTCAATAGCAATAAGTTCATTAAAGCGGATGGCACTACAAAGGTGATAAACGCTGGGAATAGCGCAACGTGGAAAACTGAAATTGTATCCATACAAAAATCAGTAGGAACCAACGGCTATGATATTCGCTCTACAACAACAAACGCAGATAATGGTAGTGGTATTATTTACGATCTTGGCGAAACCAAAGTCTTTGACGGGCCGGGAACGGAGGGTAGCTTGTACAAAAGAAATTCCTTAACATCGCGCACATTGACAACGGGATGGCGAGAAGGCAATAGCGGAAGCTATAACACGGCGCAGCGACTTGTTGCCAATGAGTTCCTTTCTTTAATGAACACACCCGTGCAAAAGTACGAGGGTAGTATTTTCAGCAGCCACAACTTTATGACGCGCTTAATCTTTGAGGGTAAGAATTGGTTGCAACTTGGTGGTAGATTTACCGCCAACTCTGATGAATGGGATGGTGAATGGTTTGCAATATCCAAAGAGGCCATAACTATAGCAAACACCGACACGGGAACGCCGGCTGATCCAGTATTTAGTATTGGTGGAAATAACGGCACGGGAGAGATAAACATTGCAGCGTTGGATGTTAATGATTTCAATGCTAATGATGCGAGTGTAGACAACAATGTAACGGTAGGGAATGACCTTGATGTCACTGGCGATACCGACGTCACGGGAACGCTTGGTGTCACGGGCAATTCAACACTGGCGGCCACATCGGTTGGTGAGTTCACAACAACGGCGCGGGTGAATGTCACATTGAATGAAGTGACGGGAACGCCAAGCGGTTCGGAAACATTATCATCGGCCAACAATTTCAACTTC